CGTGTATCCACACGACTATGTTGTAGTTCGTGGTAAAAAAGTCAAACCTCCAAAATATTATGATAAAAAATATAAAATAGATAATCCGTATGAGTTTGACGAACTGCTTTACATTCGTGAAAAGAGTGCTAAACTTAGACACGAAGACAATACTTTAGAACGACTTGCTGTAAAAGAGCAAGTCGCTAAAGCAAAACTTCAAAAGTTAAAACGTAACCTCACTTAGGAGCCTCACATGAAATTAGTATTATGTTCTGTAAAAGATCGTGCAGCTGATGCTTATGGTAGACCAATGTTTGTACCATCAGTTGGAGTTGCAATACGCAGCTTTTCAGATGAAGTAAATAGAAAAGACCAAGAAAATCAATTATTTAATCACCCAGACGATTTTGATTTATATGAGTTGGGTGAATTTGATGATAATACTGGTCTTTTTTCTTTACATGATGCACCCAAGTTGTTATCCTTGGGTAAACAAGTTAAGATTCAGGAATAAAAAACAAGCCGCCTCAACTTTAGTTGGGGCGGAATTAGCCTAGGAGCCCGATAAAATGCACCGTAATCAATCAGTAGATGTTCATCAATTTACGATGATCCCTAAGGCCGATATTCCTCGGTCGTCATTTGATTGTCAAAGTACTCATAAAACTACGTTTGATGCTGGTTATTTGATACCAGTTTATGTTGATGAGATGCTTCCCGGTGATACATTTCGGTTGAATATGACGGCATTTGCCCGTCTTAGTACGCCAATTAATCCAATCATGGATAACATGCATCTGGATAGTTTCTTTTTCTTTGTACCAAATCGTTTGATTTGGTCGAATTGGCAAAAGTTTATGGGACAACAGGCGAACCCTGATAGTTCGACTTCTTATGTTGTTCCTCAACAAGTATCACCAGCTGGTGGATACGCGGTAGGTTCATTACAAGATTATATGGGATTGCCTACAGTAGGACAGGTGTCCAATACTGGAACGGTTTCTCATTGTGCTTTTTGGCCTCGTGCATACAATTTGATTTGGAATGAATGGTTTAGGGATGAAAACCTTCAGAATTCTGTTACTGTAGATACTGGTGATGGTCCAGATACTGTAACAAATTACACTTTGTTACGGCGTGGAAAACGTAAAGATTACTTTACAAGTTCATTGCCTTGGCCTCAAAAAGGTGCTTCTGTTTCTTTACCTTTGGGTACTACTGCACCTGTTAAATCAGATGGAACATTTATTAATATGTCTTCTGATACTTTAACTAATGATAATTTGTATTCATTAACTAATGGTAATTTAGCTTTAGGTGGACATCCAAATGCTGCACAAGTTAAATTTGGTAATAATTCGGGTTTATATGCTGATTTATCACAAGCTACGGCTGCTACTATTAACCAATTACGGCAGTCTTTTCAGATTCAGAAGTTGCTTGAGCGTGATGCACGCGGAGGTACGCGTTATACTGAAATTATCCGCGCACATTTTGGTGTTATTTCTCCTGATGCTCGCTTACAGCGTCCCGAATATATCGGGGGCGGAACGTCCAATATTAACATTAATCCAATCGCTCAAACGTCAGGCACTTCTGCTAGTGGAACTACTACCCCTCTGGGCACACTTGCTGCTATGGGTACTGCCTTGGCTCATAACCATGGGTTTACTTATTCGGCTACTGAACACGGTGTAATTCTTGGTTTAGTGTCAGTTCGCGCCGATTTGACCTATCAGCAAGGTCTTGCACGTATGTGGTCAAGATCAACACGTTATGATTTTTATTTCCCAGCATTTGCAACGCTTGGTGAACAAGCGGTTCTTAATAAGGAAATTTATGTTCGTGGTGATAATAACGATAATAATGTGTTTGGTTACCAAGAACGTTGGGCTGAGTACAGATATTATCCAAGCCGAATTTCCGGATTATTTAGAAGTACTGCATCCGGAACTATAGATAATTGGCATTTGGCTCAAAAGTTTACAACGCTGCCAACGTTAAATACTACTTCTATTCAAGATACACCACCTGTTGATCGTATTGTTGCAGTGGGTGCTGCAGCAAACGGAAAACAATTTATTTTTGATAGCTTTTTTGATGTTAAAAAAGCACGACCAATGCCGATGTACAGTGTACCCGGCTTAATTGACCATTTTTAATATGTTTGGGTCAATTGGTAACGCTTTAGGTATTACTGCTGGCGATGCTTTTAAAGGCATTGCCGGTATGGCTGGAAGCGTTTTAGGTGGTGGTTTAGATATATTAGGCGGAAGCCAAGCTAACGCAGCTAACGCCGCTATGGCGGCAGCTGCTAATGCTTTTAGTGCAGAACAAGCACAAAAGCAGATGGATTTTCAGAAAGAAATGCGTGCAACGCAGTATCAAACTGCGGTTGAAGATTTAAAGAAAGCGGGTTTAAACCCGATGTTGGCATATAGCCAGGGTGGTGCTGGTACGCCAAGTGGCGCTTCAGCTACTGGTCAATATGCAACTCAACAAAACAAGTACCAAAGATCACCTTTGGTTGCACAACAAGCACTTGGTGCTGCAAATACTGCTATGCAAACACAATTAACTGATGCTCAGATTACTGAAGCGGCTAGTCGTATTACTGTAAATGCAGAACATGCAAAGAATTTAAGTGCTGATACGGCACTTAAGATATTAGAAGCGCCGAATGTTTCTCAGCGTACTAAGAATTTAATTGCTGAGGAGTTGTTAATTCGTGCAAGACAAACGGCTACTAATGCCGAAGAGTTGGCGACTCGTCAATATATTCAGACGAGAACGCCAGAAGAGAAGAAGTCTAAAACATGGTGGGGATTAAATATTTCACCATTTTTGAAGGATTTTTCAGGCGGAACCTCAGGTGCAGCAAACTTAAAATTTATTTTAGGAAGATAACATGATAAAAAAATACGAAGTTTTTTTACGTACACCATATAACTATGATACAGATGCTGCATCTAATGAGTCAGGGTTGGCTTGTGAGGAGCCTTCTCTGGCTCAGCAGCATTTTAAGGAAGAATGTGACATTAACACTATTCTTCAAAAGTTTAATATTACTGGGATGCTACCGCAATCCACATTATCGCCTCGTTATGGCGATTTTAGCGGTATTGGTGACTACCATACCGCTTTGAACCGCGTTCTCGCGGCTCAAGATGAATTTGAGGCTTTACCAGCCCAAATTCGGGCTAGATTTAATAATGATCCAGCCCAATTGATCGAATTCCTACAGGATGAGAATAATCGACCAGAAGCTGAGGATCTTGGTCTGGTCGAGAAAGCTGCTGCCGAAGTCGTAGAAGCAGCGCAAGTCACACCTGAAAAGGCGGCTGAATAAGCCGTAGCACAGTTGCATTACTTGATGTAACTGTGCTAGGTGACACCAAACCGAAAATGTTAGATAACCGAGGAGCAAAAAAATGATGTATAGAAAACCTGTAAATAAGCGCAAGTCGGCAAAGACATTTCGCCGAACTGCTAAACGGACTAAAGCAGCAAATATGCAAAAAGCCCCACATCGTGGTGGCTGGCGTCTTTAATTAATTAAAATGGGTACCTCACATGCCTTGTTATCACCCTTTAAGCGCATTTCAATGCGCTGATGGGTCAATTGTCTTTTATGAATCTAAAAGACATGACACTGTCAAATCTTTATCTTTGCCTTGCGGTCAATGCGTTGGCTGCAGATTGGAACGCTCACGTCAGTGGGCTATTAGATGTATGCATGAGGCACAAATGCATACACAAAATTGTTTTATAACCCTCACTTATGACGATGCACATCTCCCAAGCGATAGATCATTACACTATAGAGACTTTCAGCTCTTTATTAAAAGATTACGAAAACGGTATCCTG